TGGGTGGAAGCATTGGTTGGCTCTAAAAGAGTCTCCAGCTTTAAGTCACCATATTGCTCAGTGGGAAGAAGAATTAGAAGCTAAGGTACGCTCTGCATCTCTTAAGAATATCATAAAACTCTCAGAAGGTGACAAAGGGTATCAGGCTTCTAAATTCTTAACGGATGGCGGGTGGAAACCTAAAGAGATAGGCCGGCCTACTAGAGAAAAGATCGAACGCGAAGGCCGTATAAAGTCGGCCATGTATAACGAATTTGATTTGGAAATTGTTAAATGAACTGGAGAGCTCACGCACAGCAACTCGTAAAGGAAATGCCTTCGGAAATTAAGGCCCTAAGAAACAGTTGTAAGGATGATTTGCGTGTATTTGCTAGGACTATGAATCCCGGTTATATGTATGGAGATATACATATGACTGTGTTTAAAGAGATGATGGACTATAACTTATTTGGCACGGGAGAAGGAATCACTGCTAATAAATTAGTCTTATTACCTCGTGCTCATTTGAAGAGTCACATGGTGGCAACTTGGGCTTCATGGGTAATTACTAATCATCCTGAAGTTACGATTCTCTACCTCTCCGCTACCAGTGGTCTAGCAGAAACTCAGTTATTTGCTATTACAACGATCTTTGAGAGTTCAAGGTATCAAAAGTTATTTCCAGAATATATACACCCTCTTGAAGGAAAAAGGGCACTTTGGAATAATAAGAAGATTAGTATAGATCATATCTCTCGTAATAAAGAAGCTATTCGAGATCCAACTATTGCAACAGCAGGGTTGACAACGAATACCACAGGATGGCATGCAGACATTATCATACCAGATGATTTAATGGTTCCAGAGAATGCTTATACTGAGGATGGTCGAGAACTCGTTCGTAAAAAGAGTTCACAGTTTACCTCTATTAGAAACCCTGGTGGTTTCACAATGGCTTGTGGTACACGTTACCACCCTTCGGATATATATGATACATGGTTTCATCAGCAATATGATGTTTATGATGAGTTAACTGAAGAATTGTTAGAAACACTTCCTGTCTGGAAAATCATTGAACATAAAGTTGAGGTAGATGGACTCTTCCTATGGCCCCAATCAATAAGGGATGATGGTAAGGCGTATGGCTTTAACCGTAATGTATTATCGAGGATTTACGGTGAGTATGAAGATAAAACTCAATTCTATGCTCAGTACTATAATGACCCGAATGAAGTCGGGAGTAACCGGATCAATCGCGACCGCTTTCAATATTTTGAAGAAAGAGATGTTGAATATCTTAACGGTCGATGGTGTGTCAGAAAGAAACCTCTTAACGTTTATGCTGCTATTGATTTCGCTTTTGCAAGAACTAAAAAAGCTGATTACACCGCAATTGTGGTAGTTGGTATGGATGCCGAAGGTTTCATTTATGTACTGGATCTGTATAGATTTAAAACAAATAAGATAAAAGTATATTTTGATAATATACTAGAAGCACATGTTAAGTGGTCATTTAAAAAGTTACGAGCAGAAATCAGTGTCGCTCAGGAGGTCATTGTCGAAGATATTAAAGACATGATTCGAGCTGAAGGCATGTCTCTCTCCGTAGACCCGCATAGACCTTCTCGGCACCAAGGTAGTAAGGAAGAGCGTATCGCTGCTGTAATTGAGCCTCGATATGAGAACCTCACTATTTGGCATAAGAAAGGAGGCTGGACACCCGCTCTTGAAGAAGAAGTGTTATTGGCTCGTCCGAAGCATGACGATTTAAAGGATACGCTAGCGAGTGTTATCGAGATATGCAAGCCACCACGTAGATTACTTGGTATGGAAGACATACAACCTAGTAACGTAATATACAATCAGAGATTTGGGGGCGTGAACTTCCGAGGGGTTAAATAGATGGCTGGTAAAATACAGGAGCTTCGAGCCATATACTCGAGCAACTCTGACAACTCTGCTAAGGAAATTGCTGAATTGTGGGATAAGTGGGTTCAGAAACGTGAGCCTTGGATAGCTGAACTTACCGAGGTTCGTAATTTCATATTCGCTACGGATACAACCACAACATCTGTTGATGGTCTTGGTTGGAAAAATAAGACAACAATCCCTAAGATCTGCCAAATTCGGGATAACTTACATGCTAATTATATTAGTGCATTGTTTCCGAATGATAACTGGGTACGCTGGGAAGGAGATACAGCAGATGATGAAGAAGGAAAGAAAAAGTTGGCTATTGAGGGATATATTTCAACTAAAGCTCGACAAAGCAAACTCCGTGATACTGAAAGTTCACTGCTCTATGATTATATTGATACTGGTAACGCTTTTTCTACAAACAACTATGTAAGAGAAAAGAGTTATGATGACTTAACGGGTGATGAAATTAAGGGATATACAGGCCCTAAAGCTTATCGTATAGATCCTGCTGACATTGTATTTAATCCAGTGGCCCCAGAATTCTACATGGCTCCTAAGATTATACGAAAGATTCTAGGAATCGGTGAGGTTGCTAAACTAGCCGAGACTGAGGAGATTTGGGCACAAGCTCTCTCTAAAAGTAATACTATCCGGAGGACATCGGGAAACTACTCTACATCCGATTACAATAAAGCAATAGGCTTTCAAGTAGATGGTTTCGGAGATTTACGTGAATACTACGGTAGTAATTATGTAGAAGTATTAACTTTTGAAGGTGATATCTATGATACTGAAACTGAACGTCTCGAAGAAGATATCCAGATCATTGTTATGGATCGAAGTATCGAAGTCGTAAAGAGAAAGATACCTCATCCTTTAGGTAAACGGAGGATCAATCATGTTGGTTGGAGAAAGCGTCCTAATAACCTCTATGCTATGGGGCCTCTGGCAAACCTTGTTGGAATGCAGTATCGTATTGACCATTTGGAAAACCTTAAAGCTGATGCACAGGATTTGATGGTTCATCCTCCTTTGGTGATTAAAGGAGATGTTGATCCCTTTGTTTGGGAACCCAACGGGCAGATCCGTATCACAGAAGATGGTGATGTACAAGAACTCGGTATGAATCTATCTGGAGTAACTGCTGCTAATTCCGAGATACAATTGCTAGAAGCTCGTATGGAAGAGTACGCAGGGGCGCCTAAGCAAGCTATGGGTATCAGAACACCGGGAGAGAAAACAGCCTTTGAGGTACAGAGTCTTGAAAATGCGGCTGGTCGTATCTTCCAAGAGAAGATTGAGAATTTTGAGATTAACCTTCTTGAACCTGAATTGAATAGTATGCTTGCAACAGCAATTAAGGAAGGGGATATTGAGGAGACTATCCGTACATTTAACGACGAGTTGGGTGTTCAGGATTTCTTAAATGTAACGACGAGTGATCTCTCGGCTACAGGAACTATACATCCGATAGGTGCTAGACACTTTGGACAACAGGCTCAGTTACTTCAGAATCTTGGCGGCATTATGAATGGCCCAATGTTTGAGATGATTGCTCCGCATGTCTCAGGTAAAGCACTAGCTAAGCTAATTGAAGATAGTCTACAACTTCGTAAGTATGGGCTTGTTAGGCCGTTTATTGGTCTTACTGAACAACAAGAGGCACAGGAATATGTCAACGTCTTACAACAAGAAGGAGAGGTTGACGAAGCCACTCCAACTGAACCCGAAGTGGTTTAATGGAATAGAGGATCAAGCAACTATTGATGAAGTAGGGGCTAGACTCCAAGAAAATTCAGATCTCTTTCTGATTCTTGCAAGAATTGTAAATCAGAAACTTGAATCTAATTCTAAATCCCGTCGTAGTAAGTGTGCCTATGACAAGCCAGCATTTTCGGAATTTCAGGCCGATTGTAATGGATATGAGAGAGCTTTGGAAGAAGTTCTTACTTACCTGAAGATACGTAAAGAAACCGAATAGAGAGAAAGCTATGACCGATAGTGTTAAAGACATTTTTAATAAGAATCAGACAGAAAATTCAACAGAATGGGATCAGACCAAGAAACCCGATGTTAAAACCGATGATGATGCAGCAACTACAGACCAGTTGTTAGCTGGTATTGTCAACGAAACCGGTGAACCAAAGTACACGAAAGTTGATGAAGCCCTAAAAGGTGCCGCTCACGCCCAAAAACATATTAAAGACTTAGAGTCTGAATTGGCTGAGCTTAAGGACAAAGGTAATGCTTCAGAGAAACTCGATGAACTTTTAAACGCCGTTAAGTCGCAGGGTAGTGGGCAAGGTGAAGAAACCTCTACGATGAAACCCGAAGACGTCCTTGGTATTGTTCAAGATTACTTTAAAGATACCAAGGCAGCAGAAGCTCGTGAAGATAACGTTAATAATGTTATTAAGGTATTCCGAGATCGCTATGGCAAAGATGCCTCAGATAAGCTCTATGGAAAGGCCGATGACCTTGGTCTCTCTCAAGAGGAAATCAACAGCATGATTGCAAATAATCCGAAAGCTGCTTTGAAAGTATTAGGTGAGAACACCTCTAAAACTCAAGCTGGACAAGATCCAGTCACACGTTTAGGTAGTGAAACAACCCGAGACTTTCAGGGGAAACCTTCTCCTAAACCAACTAGTATTATGGGACCAACTTCTACGAAGAATCTCAATGATGCGTGGGCTGTGAGTAAGCAGAAAACCTTAGAACGTCTTGGTTTATCTGAGACATGATAATTAACTAACAGGAAATTAATCAATGATTATAACAAATCAGAATCGGGCTTTTATTGAAGCCGAGCAATACTCTGATTTCATCCTTGAAAACATGCACGATGG